GTCCAGTTTGTGAGCGTGGCGTCGGTGACGTCCCACTGTAGCCACGCCGCGAAGCAGCCAGCCGAGGTCGAAACGCCGAAGTTCCCACCGCCGCCGGTGCCGGTGATGGTGTTGTACTGCAAGCCCAGCGCCCAGGGTGTGCCAGTGAGCTCGGCAGCGACGGACAACGACCAGTACACGCGCAGCACGTCGTTCGTCGTGACAGTCAAACCGCCCGTGTAGGTCGCGTACGTCGGATTCGCTGCCCCGTCTTGGAGCACCGAAAACGACCCTGGTGTGGTGCCCTTCGCGCTGTCGCTCACCGGGGCCGCGTGCAGCAGGTCTCTCTTGCCGAGGTCATCCACCTGCATGAACGGTGCCTGAAACCCCGTTTTCGCGAGCTGCGGAAGGTCGACCGCACCGTCGCGAGTGTTGAACTGGTCGAGGGCGCCAGCCTGCGAGAAGTCGTCGAAGCGGTCGTTGAGACTGGCGGCCGTGACGTCGTCGCCGTCAACGATGCGGGCGCGGTTGATTCGGCTCATCGCCACCTTCCAATGCCAAGGAAGCGCATGGAGTAGACGTGCGCCTGACACAGCGGGTCGTTGCTGCTGTGCTCCTCGATGATGTCGTCGTACGTCGTGTCGGTGAGTCGTATCTGCGCCTCAACCGGAAGGTCGCCCTGCTCGAAGATGCCGGTGCCGAAGATGCGAAAGCCCTCGTGCATCGCCGGGCCGAGCTCTTCGACGAGCACGCGGCCCGCGACGAGCAGGCGCAGCCGGACGTAGCGGGGCACGCACTCGACGTTGGCGAGCAATGGCTGCGTCGACGCCGGGTAGACGTAGGCGTTCCCCGCCCACTCCGCGAAGAGACTGCCGCCCTTGAACGCCGTGAGCGTCGTAGTCGCGACCGTAGTCCAGCCACCCGTGTAGAGCTGGTAGGTGAAGGCCTTCCAGTTGTTCAGCGGCGTGTCGTCGTCGACGACCGCCTCCTGCTCCCCGGTGCTTCCCCATGGGTTTTCGAGGTAGAACCGGTGCAGCGCGTAGTCGACGAGGCGTGTCTCGTCGATGCACGCCGCAGGAAGCTGCGAACGGTCGAGGGCGGTGATGCTTGACTGCGAGCTCGTCATCTCGCGCTGAATGCTGTCGGGAGACACAACGCCCCCCTGCCGCACCTCGCGCTGGGTCCACTTCTTCACGCCCTCACCCCCATCGTCGTGCGGGTCTTGCCCATCTTGTACTCTACCTCGTAGCCCACGAGCACAAGGTCGTCGGTCGTCGACATCTCGAACGCAAACCAGGCGCACGACATCTGGGCGACCGACACCCGCAGAGGCACAAGCCGAGCCTGCCTGTACTGCGTGGCCGTGCCGAGGGTGGCAGTGTTGAACACGGGCAATCCGGTCGCGTCGGGGGGCTGCGCTTGGTAGCTCCGCTCCTCGACAGCGGTGAGCGAGAAGTCCTTGAGGTGCTTCACCGTGACGACGGGTTGCCCGGTGGTGAGCACCCACACCGTCACGTACTGCACCTGCTTCTGCTGCTGCGGGTCTCCGAGGTCGTTCCACACCGACCGGTAGATGCTCGTGGGCGGGTCGGCGTACACGAAGGACTGCTCGACGATGGTGCCCCCCATCGCCCGCCGCCCAGTGATGAGGAACAGCCCCGCTTCACTGTTCGCACCGGCCTCGAACCCGGTGTGATGCCCGAAGATGAGCGTGCCGTCGTAGAGCGTCGACAAGGCCCCCACGGGGAACCCAGTGCGTGTCGACCAGGGGGACAGGGACGTCTCGAGCAGGTCGAGGTGCAGTACGAAGCCCAGCGACGGGCGGTCCTGTCCGTCTGCGGGGGCATAGACGTGGTATTCGCGCGTCTTCGCGCTGTAGGCCCCCACCGCCTTCGGGTGCAGGTCGGGGGTGAGGCGCTCGATGAGCTCCTGCTGCGCGGTCGTGAGCTTGAGCACGTCGAAGGTGCTGCCACCCTGCAAGCCCCCGACGATGGCGTACACGCCGTCGAGCGCCAGGAACACGAGGCCAAGCCCCGGCACCGCTGCGACGCTGTGGGGCGCCCGACACGTCACGCCCGTGGCGATGGTCGAAGAGGAAAACCCCGAGGCCGCGTCGCCCGTCACCACATCGACTGCGTTCTCGCGAAAGACGACGAGGGCCGCGTAGTGGGGGAAGATACAGGTGACGCCCCCGGCCGTCTGCCCGCCGAGGCGCAGGAAGCCATCGGCCGCGAACTCCTCGATGCGGCCTGGCCGGCTGTAGTACAGGGTGTCGGCGTCCTCGAGGCCACCATCGAGCCAGAGCGACCCAGCCCAGAACGCCGAGAAGCGGGCGCGCGGAGCTGGCAGCCCGACGGTAGGCACGGTGGGAGCCGGCACCAGGAGGTTCGCCGTCGTCACCGCGTCGAAGTAGATGTCGTCGACGTTGTTGCGGATGCGCCCGACCTCGTACAACCGGTCATCGCCCTGCCGCACGTAGTCGTCGGAGTAGTTGGGGGTGCGGTAGAGCACCCGCCCTACCGTGCCGTCGGGACCGGTGGGCACACGCAGCGCAATCGCTGCCCGAAAGCCTTTTGCTGTCGTCGGCATCGTCCACGACAGCGTGGCCGGTGTCGACAGGGGCGACTCGCTGCCCGTGTCGGTGATGAAGCTCACCGACCAGTCGAACAGCGATTGCTGGTCGCTGTCGGCCTCGCCCCTCGGAAAGCCAAGCCCCCACCGCCCCGCGGTCTCGCCAGGGACGCCGGCCGAGAAGGGGCACCACAGCGCCAGGCGACCGCCCGAAGCTGTTCGCTGTGACTGCGTGCCGGGGTCCATCGGTTCGTTCCGCATGGGCTCGATGGGAGAGGGGAAACCCCCGAAGCCCAGAGCGCGGACCGTGTTGCCGATGGCGCTCGCCGATTCGGTGATGTCGCCCAGGGGCCACGGGCGGACGATAACGGGGCGGTCGACGCCGTTGGTCACAACCGTGCGGTCGCCGATGTCGGTGTACCAGCTGCCCGCCTCGGTCGCCGTCGGAATGTGCCGGTTGGCCTGCACCGTGCGGGTCACCCCGGTGCCGGCAATGTCGTACACGAGCTGCAGCGCCCCATCGGCCTCGAACATGACGACCTGTCGGGCGCCTTGGGCGAGGTGCTGCGCAACGTGCAGACTGTAGACCGGTCCAGTAGTGCCGAAAGGCGAGAATCCTGCGGCTTGGTTTGGGTTCCAACGCTCGTACCCAACACGGGACGAGAACCCACCGGTTCGCGGGTCGATGGTCCAGTTCTCCAGCTCCTGCGCGTTCTGCGGGTTGCCGGGCAGTCGGCTCTCGACGCCGCCCGCCGTGGGCGCCTGAAAGGTGGTGCCGCGCATGGTGCCTCCTCAGGGCGTGAAGGTGAGGGGGCCGTAGGGGTTCGGGTAGTACCGGGCGTTCGTGTACCGCTCGCCCTTGATGATGCGCCGGGGCACACCCTTCAGGTAGCGCGCTTCCATCGCTTGGAACAACGCCATCTTCTTGCGGGCATAGACCTGCGACAGCGCCGCGTTGTCGTGCTTCAGGCACAGCTGTTCCATGGCAGCGTAGGCGATGACCTGCGCGTAGGCCTCGGGAACAAGCGGCGTGTCGTGGTCTTCCTGCATGTCCTGCGGCGCCATGAGCCGGCGCAGGCGCATTCGGGTGTTCTCGCTCGGATGCGGGTACAGCTCGAAGCTCCGGTACACGCCCCCGGTGGTGCGGTAGCGCAATGCCGTCTCGGCGAAGGCCTGCGACTGCAGCAGCGACACGCGCGTGTCTGCTGCGATGGTGGTGCCCCCCGCAGGCGAGACCGTGTCGATACTGAGCGCCGCGTCTCGGATGCGTACCGGGGCGTCGATGCCGAGCTCGGTGCAGGTGAAGTAGTAGCGGCGGTACAGCCCGGTCCGGTTGTTGAGCGTCTCGGGGGTGAGCGACAGCTCCTCGTTGTCCTGCAGCGTAATGTTGAACGCAGGCGACAAGGCGGACTCGAATCCGCCCGAGTACTGCGCCGGGTACTCGACCGGGGCAGCTGTGCCAGGGGCGCGCACGTTGCACATGTAGACCTGCAGCGTCCGCACGCCGCGACCTGCGCCGGGGGTGGTGACTGCGACGCCTGTGGCTGCTCGAGGGGCTCGTACCTGGCGGCTGCGGCTGGGCATGAAGGCAGTCGGGGTTCCGAGCTGCTCGGGGTCGAGCTGCACGTCGTCGCGCGTCCACTTCGACAGCTGCACCTGCGTGCGGGGCAGTGCGTCGCTCATGTCGAGCACGCTCTCGACGGTCATCGTGTCGGACGGCATGTAGACCTGGCGCTGCCGCACCGTCGTGTCGTAGCTGCCCGTGGTGCCGACGAACTGCGTCGTGAGGTACAGCGTCGTGCTGTTCGCGACCCACGCGACCTCGTACTCACGGCCGTCGATGCGAACCGTGCCGCCGTCAAGCGTGCTGCCGGGCCGCACCGTCGAGGGCGACACCGGGAAGCCGGTGCCGGTGACTGTGGCCGAGCCGTTGGTGGCCGCGAGGGTGAACGGCGCGTCGGTCCGCACCTCGAGGTCGTCCTCGACGACGCTGAACGACCACGGGCGGTCGGTCAAGATGCGCGTCTGCGCGTCGTTGAGCAGCGTTGTCAGCTGGTTTTCGTAGGTGACGTTCGTGGGGTCGTAGTCGAGCAGGTTGCCCAAGAACGCCCGCAGGTCTGCGAGGTTCATGTCACGTCACCGCATGCCCTGGAAGAAGGTGGGCCGGCCGATGCGGGCAAGGACATCGACCGACCCGGAGGCTGGGGGAGCCTCAGAACCGCTTGTACACGTGCACCGGCGCGACGTTGGCCGCGGCGAGCTCAAGGCACACGCCGCAGATGACCACGTTCGCAGCGTCGGCAGCGTCGGCCCGGCCGTTGGTGGTGTCCACCGACAGCGGAGCGTTGAGCGCGACGCCCGTGGTGACCTTTGCGGTCGGGTAGTAGCCGGCGACGACGACGTCGAGGCGCTCACCCGCAGCGGCGTCCTCGGTGGCGACACCGATGGCGACACCACCCGTGGCCGAGGCGGCGGCCTCGACGACGTACAGCACGCGGTCGGCACCCGCCTGCGAGGAGTCGAGCGCGACCCAGTCGCCTTCGGAAATCGCACCACCTGCAAGGAAGGTCTCGACCTGGCGGCGGTTGGAGCTGTCTCCAGCCTCACCGGCCGCAAGGAACTGAATGAGAGACGAGGTAGCCATGGTCAGCTCTCCGCGTTGAGAAGGACACCGTGCGAGGCGAGGTGGCCGGTGACGAGCTGAACGCGGCTAATGACCTGCGCGGCCTTGGTGGCCGTGCCGGGCACCGGCAGCATGTCGCTCACGGTGAAAAAGGCGTCGGTGTCTGCGTACAGCTGGAACTGCGACGAGGACAGCGCGAAGGCCGACACGTTGTTGCCGGCGGCGTTGGCGTAGCCGAGGTTCGGCTCGATGTAGATCTTGGCGCCGCGCCACATGGCGACCATGCCTGAGTCAAGGCTCTCGCGGTCGCTGCTGCTGACGTAGCGCACCGAGGACTGCTGCAGGGCCTGGAACGCGGCGAAGGCGCTCGGGGACATGAACAGCAGGTCAGGGAACTCGCCAGCAGGGTTGAAGATTTGGCAGTTGATGAAGAGCTCGTCGAGGTCTTCGAGGCTCATCGTGCCGCCCGCGTTCTGGAGCTGGTTGAACCAGTTTTCGCTGCGGTACGTGGTCTTGGCGAGACCGCCGACGGTGTTGAGCTGCGAGCCGGTAGCCACGCCCTCAAGCCAGCCCGTGGTCTCGGCGGCGACGGTCGCGGTGCCCATGCCGTTGAGGGTCTGCAGGGTGCCGAGGGTGCTGCCGCCCACGAAGACGCGCTTCGAGACCGCCTTGCGGAGGCCGAGCATCACGTTGGACATCTTCGCTTCGAGGATGTTCACCACGGCCGTCTCGCCCTTGTTGGCGAGCTCTTCAACCGCCGACAGGATGATGGGCTGCGTGAAGTTCGAGTACTCGTACTTCGCGACGTTGAACGGGTCGGTGACCGCCATGTTCACCGGCTCGAAGCCGTTGGTGAGCTCGGTGATTTGCGAGTGCTCGCCGAAGATGACGGGCTGCTCGACACGGGAACCGCCCGAGACGCGGACGAGGTTGCCCGCCTGCTCAATGGCCCGGAAGAGCGGGTGCGCGAGGTAGCTGTTGTCGACGAGCTTGTCGCGCAGCAGCTGCAGAGTGGTACTGAGTACCGAGGTGGGGGGAGCCATGCGAAGGCCTCCGAGTGCGTGGTGAGACAGTATTGGGGGGCGTCATCCATGAGGACTGCCGAGCACTCGCAGACTCCACAAAGGGGTGGTCCGCTGTGCCGACAGTGTAGCGCGTGTCACCGCCCCGCGGCAAGTTCCTTGGCGAGGGCAAGGATGTCGGCGTGGCTCATCTTCTTCAGGTCGCGCGCCGCGGGCTTCCGGGGGGCTGTGCCCTTCCGGGGCATGCCTGTCCCCTTGACGGCTGCCTTGCGCCGTGCTGTGCGCTCGGCCTTCGCTCGAGCAGTCGCTTCCGACGCTGCCCGGCGGTTGCGACGGCCCTGGACCGAGTAGTAGGCGGTCTCCAGGTCGAGCGTCGGGTTGGCCTCAAGCGCCTGCTGCACCTCGGCACGCAGCTCGGTGTCGGTCTCGAAGTCGGGATGCGTCTGTACGAAGCCCTGGTACGCATCTTCGGCCGCCATGAGCTCGTATTCCCTCTGCATCGGCGTGAGCGCTTCTTGCAGCCGCTTCGCGACCTCGGCTTCGATGCGTGCCTGCACGCTCGCCTCGTTGAACGGGTCGAAGTCCCCGAGCTCGGCAGGGTCCTTCGGCTTGACCTGCGCGAATCCCCGCTGCAGCGCCTCGCGCTCGCGCAGGACGTCCTTCTTCATCTGGGCGACCTCCTGCGTCTTGCGCGTGTAGTCGCCCTGCATGCCCTTCATCAAGGCCGCGATGTCCGGCGGCACCCGACGCATCGCCTCTTCCCACGACAGCGCGGGGCGGCCGTCAGGTGCCTCGGGTGCCTCCGCCTCCGGGGTCTCGGCAACCTCCGGAGTTTCGGGTGCTTCGGGTGCCGTTTCCACGGCTTCGGGTGCTGCTGCTGCTGCTTCTTCCATGTCTTGCCCTTGGTCTGTCACTTGGCGAGGTACAGGGGCGTCCCCTGCCCCGAGTACCACGCCGGGTTGTAGCCGGGCGCCAGTGCGAACTGCACGGGCTTCCCGAAGAACGTGTTGCCGAGCTCGAGGGTTGAGACCCCACGAATTCGGCTCACAATGAACGTACGCCAGCCCGGCAGCTCACCGGTAGCGGTGGCACTGCGCGGGTCGACGTAGAGGTGAAGGTACGTCGTGCCGTTCGTCCCCTTCCACATGGCGTGCGGGTTCCCCACGCGCACACCGGCACGACCAGGCACGCCGGGCTCTTGCCATTTGTCCTCATAGTAGAAGGACACGGGCTGCCGTCGGGTGATGCCTTCGGCAAGGTTGCCGGCTTCGCCGATACCCTCAATCGTCCGATAGTACGCTTGTTTTCGCGTAGTCGGAATGATGGTAGCGGCCTTCTGGCGAAAGCCG